ATTGGCCTCTACTGGCCGGTAAGTCGCAGTGAAGTCGTAGTGAAAAACAGTCGGGTTGAGAACAATGCTGACGGGCAAACGTGGCTGACGCCAGAGGCGCGGCGCCAGATCTGCGCGATTCGCGGCCCGCACCGGCAGAAAAAGATCACGACGGTAATCAGATTGGCCTTCGCCATGGCGAATCAGGAGCCGTTGAACGTCATTTTTACGCAGCCCGACACGGTGACGGAATCGGTCTGGTATCAGCGGTGGCGCCATCTGCCCGATGTGGCGGCGGCGCTGGCCGCGGTCTATGACCTGGTGCGAGAAACAGCTGACGCAGAAACGATCCGGCAGGAGGAATTCCATCGGCGGGAGCGGCGCCGGTCGGTTGCCAGGTACGCATCCCAGGCGCCCGCGGCGTTGGCGGCGGTCATGAACGGGGCGGATCAGAAGGGCAGCGACCGGATCAATGCCGCGGTGACGTTGGTACGATTAGCTGACGGGCAGGATGCGCAGCCGGTTGCGGCGGGGTCTGAGGTGCGAAGTGAGAGCAATGTCGGGGTCGAAATCCGGCCCATCAACTACCGCGCGGCCATCGCTTCACTTGCCCCAACTGAGGCCGGATCAGTGGAAGATAGCGCAGCATCCAGCGCGGATTAAAATTCTAGCGATGGGGCGCCGCTGGGGTAAGACCGTCCTCGGTGGGTGCGTGAGCCTGGCGACGGCGGCCAGCGGCGGCCATGTGGCCTGGATTGTGCCGACCTACAAAAACGGGCGTGCGCTGTGGCGCTGGTGTGAGTTGGCGACGGCTGACCTGGCCAGGACGGGGCATGTGCATGTCAACCGCCAAGAACGCATGATCGAATTCAGGGGCGGTGGATTTCTCGGCATCTATTCCGCCGACAATGAGGACAGCGTGCGCTCTGAGGCGTTTCACCTGGTGGTGCTCGATGAAGCGGCGCGCATGTCCGAGACGGCCTGGACGGATGCGATCCAGCCCACCCTGGCAGATTACGCCGGGGATGCGATCCTAATCAGCACGCCACGGGGCCGCAACTGGTTTTGGCGGGAATGGATGGGCGCCGATGGGAACTACTCGGCGGCGTTCCAGGCGCCGACTGCGGACAATCCCAATCCGCAGATTCAAGCGGCGGCGGCCCTGGTGCGGGGCAAAGTCCCGGCCAGGACGTATCAGCAGGAATGGATGGCCCAGTTCATCGAGGACGGCGGCGGGGTGTTCCGGTTTGTGCAGGAACAGGCGACGGCGCAGCCGCTCGACGGGCCAGAGGATGGCCGGCAGTACGTGGTCGGTGTGGACTGGGGGCGCGTGGCCGATGCCACGGTATACTCGGTCTTGGATGTGGCACGCAAGGCGCAGGTCTACCAGGATCGGATGATAGGCTCCGACTACGGAACGCAGCGCGCCAGGCTACATGCTCTACACCGGCATTGGAAACCCACCGTCATCATGGCTGAGTACAACTCGATGGGCGGGCCGCTGGTTGAGCAGCTTCAGCAGGACGGGTTGCCCGTACAGGCGTTCACCACGACGAACGCAACCAAGCGGGTGCTGATTGACGGCCTGGCGCTGGCCTTCGAGAATCGGGAGATCACGATCTTGAGCGATCCGATCACCATCGGGGAATTGCAGGCTTACGAAATGGAAACGCTGGCGTCGGGGATGATTCGATTTGGGGCGCCAGAGGGCGTGCATGATGACTGCGTGATGGCGCTGGCGCTGGCGTGGTATGCGGCGACATCTACCCCGTCTGGTCAGTTGATGTATTGAGGGCTGATGGCAACATTGATTGAGCGTGTGCGGGCCGCGGTGCGGGCGTTCGTGTTAGGTTCGGCGGTGGTCGAGGTGGCCGAGCAGGCGTTCGGGCACGATCCGGGCACGTTTTCGCCGCCTGAGTACGGCGACTACATCGCAACGTCGAACGGCGTCTATGCGTGTGTGAAACTCCGATCTAGCCTGCTGGCCTCGCGGCCGATACGGCAGTATCGGGTGCGCGCCAATGGGGATCGCACGGAGATTACCGCCTCGCCGGTGTTGGGCCTGCTATCAAAAGTCAATTCTTTCTGGACATTCCAGCGGCTGCTGGAAATGACCGAAATGTCCCTGTGCCTGTGGGGGTCCGCGTACTGGTTCATCGAACGCGGGCAGACAGGCACGATGGCGCCAGCCGAGATTTGGTGGGGGCGCCCTGACCGGGTGAGGGTGCTGCCCCATCCAACGAAGTACATCAGCGGTTTTGTGTACGATGGGCCGAACGGGTCAGAAATTCCGTTCTTGCCCTCAGAGGTGATTTGGCTGCGTTACCCCAACCCGGTAGACGAGTATGCCGGATTGGCGCCCCTGTCGGCGGCCAGGCTGGCGGCTGATTACAGCAGTTCGGCTATGAAATCGAATCGCAATCTATTCATCAACGGAATTCAGAGCGGTGGAATGGTGTTCCCAAAATCTGGTACGATACTCACGCCGGAACAGGCGATAGAGATCGAGACTGGATTGCAGCGCCGATTCCAGGGCGTGGATCGAGCGCACCGATGGGGTGTGTTTCGCGCGGAACTGGACATGAAGCCGTTAGGTCTATCGCCGCGTGACGCTGAATTCGTGGCCGGTCTCCGTTTGGCGCTTGAGGATATTGCTCGATCCTATGCCGTACCGCTCGATCTCATAGGTGGTCAGAGAACCTATGAGAACGTCTCTGCGGCCATGCGGGCAATGTGGACTAACTGCGTGCAACCGGAGGCCCGTTTCATTGCCACAGAATTGACCGAGCAACTGCTACCCATGTTCGGCGCGCAGGCGGATGTGCTGGAATTCGATTTCGATGCCGTAGAGGAATTGCAGGAGTCGAAATCGCTGGCATGGACGCGGGAGCGCGAGCAGATTGAGGTCGGCGTGATCACGCGCAACGAATGGCGCAATGAGCAGGGTATGAAATCATTGCCGTGGGGCGATGCGTGGTGGGCGTCTCAGACGTTGGCGCCTATCACGGATGCTGAGCCGCCTGCGGCGCCAGAGCCTGTAGTACCGCCTGCGGCGTCAACTTCTGATGCTAATGCGTTGTTAGGCTCCGAAGATGTTGCTCCCCGGCAAGCGGCGCCTACGCACCAGCGCATTGGCTACGGGACGGCCCAGCACGTGCAACGGTGGCAGCGATTCACGGAGGAGAGCGCGCCGTGGGAGAAGCGATTTGCCGGCGAAATGCGTGGGCTGTTTGATCGGCAACAGGCGAGCATCCTGGCGCATGTGGCGGGGCGCGGGGTTAGGCAGTTAGACCCGTCCAACCCGTTTGACCGGGCGCGCTGGATTCGAGAGTTCCGGCAGGCGGTGCGCACCCTCCTGCGGGATGTGGCGCAGGCAGGCGGCCAGATGGCGTTAGATGATCTGCGGGATGCGATGGAGGTTGCCATTGAGTTCAACCTGTCCGCGCCGGCAGTGATTCGTTTTCTTGAGGAACGAGCGCAGCGGTTCGCCGTGCAGGTGAACGAGACGACCTGGCAGGCGCTGAAAGCCAGCCTGAGCGATGGCATCCAGGCAGGCGAAACGATAGAGGGGTTAGCTCAGCGCGTGGAGCAGATCATGACCGAACGGCGGTCGAGCAGTGAGACCATTGCGCGCACCGAGGTGATTGGCGCGCTGAATGGCGGGTCACTGGAAGGCTGGCGCCAGTCTGGTGTGGTCGTGGGCAAATCGTGGCTGGCGGCGCTCGACGACCTGGTGCGAGACACGCACCGGGCGGCGCACGGCCAGGTCGTAGGGATTGACGACAATTTCAGCGTTGGCGACGGGCACGGGCCACACCCAGGCGCCATAGGCATTGCGGCAGAGGACATCAATTGCAGGTGTAGCATGGTGCCTGTGTTGGACGTGGAGGGGTTGCCATGACGGCATTATTGAGAGCGTTTATCGCGGGGCAGCCTGTAGGCGATCCGGGTCAGGCGATCCGGTTCGTGGCCTCGACGGATGGCGTCAAGCGCGACGGAATGGCGCTACGACATGACCGGTGGCTGCTGGACAACTATCAGCGCAACCCGGTGGTGCTATGGGCGCATGATTACACCGGACGGACGCTGCCCATTGGGCGGGCGGATGTGGCTGTAGATGCCGGCCAGCGGGCGCTGGTGACTGACATCACGTTTGACCAGGCTGACGAGTTCGCCCGCCAGGTTGAAGGCAAGTACCGGGCGGGGTATCTCCACGCGGTGAGCGTGGGATGGAACAATGTGAAACGGGGCGGCGACACGTGGCACGAACTGCTAGACATCAGCGCAGTGCCTGTGCCTGGTGACCCGGACGCCCTGATCGCCCGCCAGGTGCGGGCGCTACAGGAATTATTGACGAATGACACGCCAGAGGGGCCAACCGGAGAGCCGTCATGGGCTGAAACAGCGGGCGCGATGCTGCGACTGTTTTCGCCAGACGGTGACGACCCGGATGATGAGGCCCGGCGAATCAGATACAACGCACTGCTGCCTGCGTACAGGCGGTACGGGAGAACGGCGCCAGAGTTCCTGGACGCCACAACCCTGCACGCGTTGACGACCGAACAATTGCAGGGACTGTTCCTGAGCGACGAAATGTCGGCGGCTGGCGCCTGGGCGCCCGTGTCACGCGCTGAGCGTGCGGGCCAGGTGCTGAGCGCGGCGAACCGGCGCGATCTGGAACAGGCGATTGGATTGATTCAGGCTGTGATGGCGCGAGCGCAGCGGCCTGATGAACTGCCAGTGATGGCTATGGATGCCCCGGCTGATGCGATGGCTGGGCGCAACGCAGACATGGAGATGGCAACGCTGGCGCTGCTGAATACCATGTTCACCGAAACACTAACGAGGTTGGCAAAATGACTACTGAAGAATTTCTGAAGGACATCAGCGACCGGTTGACAGCAATCGGCGCGAATGTCAGCGAGGAACGGATCAAGGGGATCGTGGACGCGGCCGTAGCGGCGCGCCTGGCCTCCGACCAGGCGTTCACGCGCAAAATGAGGTTTGGCGGTGACGACGCCCTGGTGGGCAGCAAATTCAGCCGCTGGGGCCTGGGCGTCGCGGACATCGAATTTGCCTACGACCTGTTGATGGCGCGCAAGGCGGCCGGCGGGCGCGGCCCGTCGGAGGAACTGACAAAGGCTTTCAATGAGTTGAGCGAAGCCGTTTACATGAGCGATGAACAGGTCAGGGCGATTGATCGCCAGGCGATTGACGACCTGTTCCCACGGGTGACAAAGCGCAACCGGGCTGCGTACCAGCGGGCGATCCGTGCGATGGACACGGCGGAAACCGGGTTTGGCCTCCAACTCGTGGGCGCGCAGTATGTGGGCGAGTTGTGGGAGCAGGCACGGCAGGAAAGCCTGATCTTCAATCTGCTCAACAGCTTTGAAATGACGGCGCCCGTTGCCTACCTGCCGGTGGCCGCGGCGTTACCGGAAATGCTGTTTGTGGGAGAGAGCACGGCTTACAACAGCGCCAACTACACCACGGTCAAAACTGGCTCCAACCGGGTGTCAGTGAGCGCGGCCAAGTTCGTGATTCACCAGATGTGGTCGGGAGAGATGGAGGAGGACTCTATCATCCCGTTCATCCCGTTCCTGCGAGCGCAGGCGGCGGCCAGCGTGGGGTACTACTCTGACAGCCTGGTGCTAAACGGGGATGATACCAACGCCGCAACGGGCAACATCAACCTGGATGATGCGGACCCTGCGGACACTAAGCACTACTTAGCGTTCGACGGTATCCGCCATGCCGGCATCGTGGACAACACGAGCAACAAAGCGGACATGAACGGAGCGATCACTTACGCCGCGCTGCTGAAGGCGCGCACGCGCATGATTGACCGAACCTACCTCTATGATTGGGGCCATCCAGTCAACCCGCTCGATTTGATCTATGTGACAAACCCGGAGACGGCGGGCACGATTGACGGCCTCGACCAGGTGTTGACGATGGAGAAATACGGCCAAAATGCAACGGTATTGGCCGGCGAGGTATCGCGCATCGGGCGGCATCCCCTGATTTCTACGATGGCTATGCCGTTGACCGAGGCTGATGGCAAATCCTCGACTACGCCGGGCAACAACACGAAAGGCCAGGTGGCGACGTTCAATCGCCGTGCGTTCGTGGTGGGTTGGCGCCGGCGCGTGAAGGTCGAAACCGAACGGTTGCCGGGCACCGATCAGACTCGGATCGTGTACAGCCTGCGTTTGGG